ATAATCTTTATCTGGATTTTGAGATTTTAACATTTTCAACATAGGACTTTCCATTTTGTATGATAATTGAAAATAATTTTAAACTATTTTCAATTTTATTAATAATCGGCGTTTGAAATGTAAAAAGCTGTAAATGTGTATCTATTTTGGCTCCACCTTTTTAAAAGGTGGATTTATAACCTCACATCCAAAATTTCAGGATATTTGGTTTCAATCAAACTCATCAATTCCTCTGCAGTAAGCATTCTGTTTTCCTTCAATAACAATGCTCCTTCATAAATAAAATCCTTCGCTCCATCAATAATCCCATGAGAATAAGCATAAGCATCTTGTAATAATTTTGCAATTTCATTATCAATGAGCTCCTTATATTTTTCACTATGATTTGGATAAATCGCCATCTCTCCCATACCATAATAAGTGACCATTTTATTCGCCAATGTGAGCGCCTCTTCAAAATCAGAAATGGCCCCCGTACTGACTCCCAAATGCCCATAAAATAATTCCTCTGCTATACGCCCTCCAAGTAAAATCATCAAATGCTCAAACAATGTATTACGATTATAAATATTGTTTTTAGATTTTTCGAAAAGAGTATATCCCGGTGAATTAGGGGAAGACAAATTGAGAATGATCTTTTTCACTTTGGAATGATTACGCGCCAATAAACCAATAATAGCATGACCCATTTCATGAATACAAATTTTATCCAACATTTCATCACTAAAAATATGATCATTCGGTTGCCATCCTACCAATATTTTATTAAATATGGCATCTATATCTTGCTGTGTATATTGTTCGCGATTCTCTCTAAGTGCATTCAACATGGCTTCATTCAATAAATTCTCAATTTGGGCAGCAGAAAATCCATTCGTAAGTTCAATCAAATCATCTACAACAACACTTTCATCACAAGGCTTACCTTCAGAATGTATTTTCAAAATAGCGCGACGTGCCGTTTCATCGGGATTACCAATGAATACTCGCTTATCAATACGACCAGGACGCAAGAGAGCAGGATCCAATAAATCCGCACGATTTGTCGCCCCTATTAGAAAGATTCCCGTTTTTGTTTTGAACCCATCCAACGAAACAAGCAATTCGTTCAATGTATTATCCCTTTCCGCAGAGGAAGATTCTTTGTCAGAACCACGATTTCGCCCCAATGCATCTATTTCATCAATAAAAATAATACATGGAATATTTTTTTCTGCCAATTGAAAAAGCTCGCGAATTCGCGAACTACCCACGCCTACATATTTTTCTTGAAATTGCGATCCAGAAACCGCAATATATCCAGTTCTTGCCTCACCCGCCAGCGCCTTTGCTAAAAGAGTCTTACCATTTCCAGGTGGCCCTTCAAAAATAAGCCCCTTTGGTACACGCACATTATATTTGGAATACTTTGTATAATTGGAAAGCATATCAATACATTGTTCGAGCTCTTTTTTTATGGAATTGTATCCTCCAACCGCAGTAAAATTGGTGTCAAAATCTTGAATCACTTCAAAATTTTCAGATTTTTTACCACCAGTATTTCGTCTCCTTTGCCTATAAAATTGATCATCGTCCTCTTCTTCATGAATATCATTAGGCATAAACAATGGTTTCCCAATAATAATACGAAGAGTGCCATTTTGTCTATTCAACTCATTTTCTAGATCATTGTTTAAAATAGCATTACTTTGTTCAGTACTATTTTTGGAATTCAATCGTTTAACAAAATTCTCAAAATATTTCTTAGAGAGAGGATAGCTCTTTCTTCCCACCATTTTTTCTACTATTTCATTGTATTCATTACTACCATTGTTTATACGTTTGATAAATTTATCATAATAAGGTCTAGAGAGAGGATATTTGTTTTGCACAGGATAATTGTTTTGCATTTTAACCCCATAATTATACAAATTGACAGGAAAAAATCCTTGTACCATGAAAACATAAAAGCAAACAAGATTACACGTGTAGAAAAACCGCATATAATCAATAAATATAACAAGTTTTTATGTCTTATTTTTAAGTATTATATTTTTATAAAAAACCTACCTTTTATAATATATATTATAAAAAACAACTTAAAGACATACTACTTATATAGTATGTGAGTGGCTCCATACAGCAATCTCCAAAAGTTTTCCTATAAAAAAACCAAACAAATGGAGCCAGCATCATATAGCGGATTGGCGCAGGGGAAGCGCGCATGGCTCATAACCATGAGGTCAGTTGATCGAGACAACTATCCGCTAATTACATTTACTTCTTTGCAGCAAATTTCAAAAAACGTTTTCTTTTTAAAAACCAAATTTTAACAAAGGGAAGTAGCACCATAAATGTGCTTTGATAATACAACGGAAGTATAGCCGGCTGTTATAAATAAATGCTGTTACCGGTCAACCTAGGTTCGACTCCTAGTCAAAGCGATTTTTAATTTTATAATAAATAAAATTAAAATTAATAATTTGCAATTATATATTTCTTAAACAACTTAAAGATAACAGCCATTATAATGTATACATGTCAAACATTTATGAAAATGTGGTTGAAGAATTTAATAAAAGAGGTTGTCTATTATTAAATACACAAGAAGAATATTATGAAATATTGAAAAATGCATATAAATCAAACTATAGATTAAATTACAAAGCATCTTGTGGACATAATCATATTGTTTTTTATAATGTATTCAAATCAAGAGGAACTGGAATTAAATGTCCTTCTTGTGTTAATAAAAAAATTGGAAGTGATAAAAAAGAAAAAATGAAAAATAATGAAATTACAAAAACATGTAATTTAGAACAAGAATTTAATTTTATACAATTGTTTAAAGAAATAGTTGAAAATAATTTTGACATAATAAAAGCTTTTGATGGATGTCTTGTAGATATTATATTAAAACCAAAAAATATAGAAAATAAATGGATAGGTATTCAAGTTAAAACTACAAATGTGAGACATCTTACATATAGTTTTCATATGAATAATAATTATAAGGATTGTTTGCTTTTATTTTATTGTTGCGAAGATGAAAGTATGTGGTTATTACCTGAAAACATAATACAAAATCAAAAAAAAGTTAGTATTGGTTTTAATAAATCAAAATATAATATTTATAAGGTTACAAAAGAAACAATTATAGATAAATTAAATGAATTATACACTATTACAAGTAAATTTGATTTTGATACATTGAATACACCAATCAATATTTATCAGCAGAGAGAACAAGATTTTCGTAAATATAGAGAATCCAAAATAGATTATATTCCATTTCAATATGATGAAATGGAAGGAACAACATACGATTTTAAAATTGGAAATTATAAAATACAAGAAAAAGTAACAAAAATGAAAGATAAAAATAAATGTATATTTTTTATATGTAAAAAAAAAGGCTATTCCAATAAAACAATTAATAAACAATATGATATAGGTGACAATGATTTTTATTGGTTAAATTGTGAAAATAAAAGAACATTTTTTGTTATACCAGAAAAAATACTCATCGAAAAGCAGTTAGTGGGAAATATAAAAAATACATTATCTTTAAATGTAACAATAAAAGATACATTGCATCCATCAAGTGCTTGGTTACAACCTTATATGTTTGATTATGAAAATATCGACAAAGAGAGAATATTATCTATATTCCAAATGTACATCTAAAATATGATTCCTTCTTTTCAAAAAAAAATGAAATCAAAAAAAGAAAATAAAAATAAAATACACCTTGTCCCTTCCACGATGTCCACAGATTTATTTACTCAGCAAAATGTTATGTTTGATTCTTCTTCTAGAGAAGACAATTTTGGTATCCTCCATTTACAAGCTTCCTTATCAAATTTAACAAAACAAGAGCTAGAATTGTTCTTTCAAATTGACTGCTCAGGCTCTATGCAGGATGTATGTTCCGATTGTCGCACCAAAATGCAGCATATTCTGCATACATTAAAAAATATGGTCATTTTCTTAAAGGAAAACCCAAGTTTAAACGTGCATATTACTATTCATGCATTTGACGACCAGATTTATAAAGTCGTAGATCGCACTCCTGTAAATGAAGACACATGCGACAAAATTCTTGCAGCCATTCAGAAAATTTACCCGCGTGATTCAACAAACATTGAAAACGCGCTCAAGGATGTAAGCGAATATTTCACTACTACTGACTTGCCATCAAATAGTGAAAAGGTCAACATCTTCATGACAGATGGACAGGCTAATTCTGGATCCATCGATCAAACAACTCTTCGTGAATACGTGAATGAAACCATCACCAATATCTTTATTGGATTCGGCTTAGATCATGACGCAAAGCTGCTAAAAACAATTAGCTCCGGAGAAAAGAGCTCTTATTATTTTATCGACAAGCTGGAAAATGCCGGCCTTGTATATGGAGAAATTTTGCACGGAATCGTATATAAATTTTTAGAAAATGTCGCCATTTCCATCACAAATGGAGTCATTTATGATTACAAGACAAATACATGGAACTCAACATTACATGTAGGCAACATTGCCAGCGAGGGCAGCAAGTTTTACCAAATAACTTCAAAAGATCCCGCCAATTGCGCCGTCGAATTAACCGGAATGAAGGTATGTGATGGTAGCAATTTTACTCTACATGTTTCAATCCAAGAAGAGCGAATGGATTTGACAAACTATATGTATAGACAACGCACACAAGAGATGTTGTTCAAGGTCAACGAATACAACATAAAAGAAGATTCTAGTACAAAGGAATATATAGAGAAGCAAAAGGATAGAAAGATCATACGTAAAGAGCTACATGACTTGTTTGAAGAGCTCAAGAAATACATGTCAGATAACCAATTGAATGACAATATTATGCTGAAGAATTTATGCGATGATATTTATATTTGCTACAAAACATTTGGTTCAAATTATGGTTTCATGTATTGTACAGCCAGAGAATCTTCGCAAGGTCAGCAGCGCGCTTATACAGCCACCCAATTACCCGAAGACACTGAACAAACTGATAGCCCAACAATATTTAGAGGAGGAATTCGTAGAAACTTTCCAAATATACCAAACACAGACCAAGAAGAAGATGTACTACAACACAATATATCCGATTGCACACATACACCTTATCGTACAGGAACAATCACCAACATTATGCGTTCTTGCAGCGAAAGATAAGAACGTTTAGATTTTCCACAAGGTCTTCCAAATGCTACTAATCCCAGTATCATTTCCTTTCAATTTTAATTGAAAGGGACATTGATAATCGGGTTTTTCCTGAAGTGCGCCACATGGATTACAAGGGCCTTTCACAAAAGTAAATCCAGGAATAATACTTTCCAACTCATTATAATTGACTGGAGTTGTAATACTTGTTTGAGATTCATAAATACCTTCCCTTCCAGTATAATGGATCTTTTCTAAATTCCCATTATTACATCGAATTATATCTTTTCTTAGATCTTTTTTTAATCCAGCTTTATAAGGAAAATCACCAAACCCATTTGGGAGCTCTTCTTCTGGATTCCCATTTGAATTAGGAATCTCAATACCATTCAATAATGCTTGTCCTTCTTTTGTTTGATAAGAGAGAACTCTTAATATTGCGGCTTCATTATATATATTCTGAGCATCCAATAAGGCACCATCAGGGGATATTTTAACAAAAGGATTTGCCATCATTGCTTGAACAAAAAGTTCCTTTGTTTCATCGGACCACGGCCATAATCCGTGTTGATTAAAATAATCCACTTCTTCTTGTGTAGCTTGCGTTTTTTGCATCAAATCCACATCGAAAATAATATTTGGATTCATGGTACTTTGTTTCATTAAAAAAGTATTTTTAGATTGTGAAGTCCACGTAAATCCTTCTCTCAATAAAGAAAAACGATATACAATAATAAATATACATGCCAAAAGAATTCCATATTTTAAATGATAAGAACATACTATAATCACAATAAGAACAAGAATACATTTACCTAAAAATGTATGAAAGAGAGAAGCTGCCATTTCAGGAATAAAATAAAACAAGAGCCAAAAACATAATAATATAAAAAGTAATCCAATCATTTCAGTTCTAGTATCTTCATTTATGTGTAAAATATTTTTTTTAAAAGATGTCATATATTATACTATTATAATATATGTCGTTAAAGCCAACTTTTTAACAAGTGAGACCAGTAGATCCAAAACCACCTTCCCCTCTAGTAGTTTCTGCACCAAGATCTTCTAGGCGATTCACAAGTTCCACATAAATAGGCACCAATTCCGGCGCACAAATTTGCAAATGACGATCATATTTTTCTATTTTTTCTGATAAAGCACTTGGGATATCAAACATTCCAATCAAATGACCTCTATATCCTGCATCAATAATACCAACATTATTTGCAAGTCGAAATGGACTCTTGGAAATACTCGACCTAGGATACATATAAAATCCAGTATTGTAACACTTATCTTGTGTAACCATTTTGCATGCACATATGATTTGATAATCCACTTTGTTGGCAAGATTCTTTGTCAAACTATAACTTGTTGGCGACAAAATGTCAAATCCCGCATCTATCATATCAGGACAATTCATAATTTTATTATTATGTTTATCTATTATGTTCAAATAAGTATTTTTAAATACATCATCGTCATTATCAATGAAAAGTTTCAAATGCATATATTTACCATAAATATTCAAAAGAGTATTGTTCACAATCATTGTACATAGAATATAATATTGTCTTTAAATTCTTTTTCCACTTTTGAAAAAGTGGAGCAAAACCATGTGTCACCCACTTCCACTTTTCCACTTTTGAAAAAGTGGAGCAAAACCATGTGTCACCCACTTCCACTTTTTCCACTTTTTAAACGTGGAAAAGGTCCAGTGCTTTCAATCGATGATAAAATACACGCCGCCCCATATGTAACTCTTTCAATTCCCACTGCATATCATCAATCAATTTATCCACTTTGTCTTCTATATTCACCGCTCCTTGATTCCTGGTATCTTCTTTCAGTTTATGCAACTTCTCCAATTCCGACTCCACTTGCACCACTTTATCGTGGTAATCATTAAAACTCGCATCCATTTCAGATACTATATTTGTATAAGAATTTGTCGGCATTTCTTCGAAGCCCATGATCTCGTCCAAACTGGCACTCTTTAACAGCAGCTTTTTCTCGTAAAAACGCGTAGTCCATGTATTAAAATCCAGTTCAAATGTGTAATCATCACAAAAATCTGTATCCTCTTTCAATACTATATGACCTGCTTCCAAAAGATTGATGAAACTGGATTGGCAATAATGCAGTAAATTGGACCAATCGGTTCCAAGATCAGTAAATCGCTGGCACTTTACAATATCGGAAGGTTTTGGAATACCTTTTGCCACTTTTATTTTTTCAAATGCAGCTTTCATCAATTCCTTGTCTGATCCATAATGCTTCATAATGACATAAATCTCTCTAACCAGAATCCGCCAAAGCAATTCAGCGTCATCATCTACTTTCATAAATCGTTTTTTGCGACCAATAATAAAACCAAAGGAACCTTTGACAACCATATAGGATACATATAAAATTTGTTTTCGTTTTATATTTATTTCGTAAGAATTATATTCGGTAATAAGAATTATTTTTTGGATCTTCTTGTTTTGTTTTTTCTTTGTTTTCTCTTTTTTGTTTTTCTAGATTTTTTGCCTCCTTCTACTAATGTGCCTTCTAATGTTATAGGTGTTTTAGGATATCTATCATCATCTAATGTGCCTTCTAATGTTATAGGTGTTTTAGGATATCTAGCATCATCTAATACTTTAGCATCATGTAATGCTTTTTTTAAGCTTTTTAAATTTAATTTTATCATTAATCGATCGTTTATTTTTTTAATTTTTTGGTCATAAATTTTATCATTTTCATCATTACCATTTTTATTACCTAACCATTTTAAAAATTTATCAGATGGTTTCCCACATTTTAAACATATTTTACACAAACAATTTATAAAATGTTGAATTTTACCTGAAACTGCTGGATTTTCTCTAGATTTTTCAAGATCCTCTAATAAAATATATAATAAACCATTTCTTTCCAGCTCCAGCCGATCCATATTTCCTATTTCTTTTTCTTTCTTAGGCATCCAACTTGTATCTTTTTTAAATCTATAAAAATAAAGCTCACACTTTCCGGGTTCATCTTTAAATGTATCCAATAAATATCTAGTAAAATCTGATATTTCTGACATATATATTTATGTGAATATTTTAATTTCTACACTTGAGAAAATGGTGTCGATTGCACTTTATTATCTTGTTGAACATTTTTACCAGCCGGTACCGCAGTATACCAAGCTGGAGGAGTTACATAAATATCCGATGTACCGCACCCAGAACCAAAGTTGGTAATACTTGTTCCGGCAGCAGCTTGGCTCGTTCCAGTTTGAACACGATAAGGAAATGGTTTCTGAGGTCCAATAGGATTATTACATTTTCTTGTCAAATTCAAGTTGTATTGAGCATAAGAAACCGGTTGATGTAGTATTTTAGTATAAGGTGCATTTCGAGCCATATCATTATATTTGAAGCGAGCAGTAGATCGACCTCCAGTACATAAAGTAGGACCACATCCAATATAATTTGCTTCATATTGTCCAACATCATTGACCTTCAAATTACATGTATTTGCTGAAGCCAAATTTTGAATATACAATCCTTGACTAGCAGTATCTGTTTGATTTCCAGTGTAATCTGGCTGTACCCAATTGTTCGGATATTGACCATAATATGCCCATCTGTATTTTTTGTCCAACATACCATGTGTTGATAAAACAGATGGCTTAATATACTTATACTGAGTTCCCATAGTATCTACAATACGAGAATTCAACAATGGTTCCACAGGTGGTTGCTTGCTATGTGCATTACTAATAGCACCACTCGATTGACTAGACGAATTTCCAACCAATGTTGCAGAAGGATATTTGCCATATGTGCCACCCCACCCCACTGGTTGTGTGCCTCGATAAGGCGTACCAGATTTCGACATTTTCATATCTCGTCCCACTCCACCTATATTTCGATGACCGCCATTGATGGAGAAACCCACAGGTCCCGCATGATGAATGGCCAATTGTAAGCCTGTTGTAGAATGACCAAAGGGACCCTGAGGTAACCAAACACCTCCAGGGGAAATTCCGGAACGCTTGGATCCATAATTGATGACCGATTTTCTTTTAAAAGCTGTTAATGACATTTATAAATTAAACAAAGATTATAAACTAAACTACATCAACCAGAAATAAAATTTATAAAAAATAAATAAAAACAATTAAATAAAAATTATACTTCGTTTTTCAGGTTCTTCTATTAAACATCGTTCTAGAAGCCAATACAATTTTGTATCTTTTATTGGATGAACGTCTAAAAAATGTATAATACTATTGGATTCACTAGATAAATATTCTTTATAAAAAGTATGATCACCTAATAAAGCATAACATAATAGGCAACCTAGACTAAAATAGGCCACTTTATAATGCACCTTTATTGGAAAACCGCGGATATTTTTCAACTCAGGAGACAAAAAAGTGTCACCCAATCCATCTACACTATATATCATAGTAGTATTATTTTTATCATCTATTTCTACTAGCATTTCAACATCTAAAAATACATATTTTTCATCAATCACAATTATATTTTCTGTATTGAAACCTAAGAAGGTGTGGCAATATTCATCTTCCATGTATTTTAATTGCGCGCCCAATGTGGCAACCATAGTGGCGACTTTTTGTGTAGGCATATTTGTCTTCAAAGTGTCGTTAAATTTTTGCACCGAATATGCAGTGAATCTAATAGATGTATAATCGTCTGAATAGGTCGCGCCTCGAAGAATATGTGTTTTTATTAAAGAATGTATCAATATAGGATTCGATGTTTCAAAATATATACTATATACATGCGGACTTTTTACATTTTGAATTATGTTTAAATAAGAATTTGAAAATATTTCTGTCATACAAGAGTATTCTTATTTCATTTTATATCCTATTTTCTAATTTCTAATTTCTTTTCTAACGTATTTAACTTTTCCTGAATTTGTTTATTTTTATTCTTTAACTCTTGTATTTCTTTCACTAAAATGGGTAAGAGACCACTATAATTCAGGGATTGCATTTGTATACCATCTTTCTCTCCATGTACTAATTGTGGAAATACTTCTTGTACCTCATGTGCTATAAATCCTATATCTTGTTTTTTCAATTGACTATTTATATACGCAACGGGTCTCAATGAATCAATAATATAAGTATCATCTAAATTTAATACGTTTTCTTTAATACGATAATCAGATGTGGTTTGAAAAGTAGTGGCACTACAAGTACTAAAAGACCCAGTGGCACCAGTTATACCTCCAGGTGCTATTATTGGAAGGGAACCCGCATTATTTCCAAGGGTCATTACACTTTGCAGATTCATTTCTTGTACTTGTAATACTTCTTGTTGTTTCCCACTTGTCATAATTCTAGAGCTACCAGAGTCAGAAACTGCTACAAATAATCCATTTCCATAACAGATGGACTCCCATTGGTTACTATTAATAGCATTTCCAGTTACCCAGTTTATGCCATCAATAGAAGTCATTACTCTACTAAATCCATCAGTTGAAACAGCTACAAATAAACCCGCACCATAGCAGACACTTTGCCAAAAATTATTGGTAGATGCAGTTCGATTTGTCCAATTGATTCCATTAGGGGATGTCATTACTCTATTTGTTCCAGAACTTGCTACAGCAACAAAGAGACCATTTCCATAACATACTGAAGTCCAATTATTATCTTGTGATTGATTTCGATCCGTCCAATTAATTCCATCAGGTGATGTCATAACTCTAAACATTCCAGAACTTGCTACAGCAACAAAGAGACCATTTCCATAACATACTGAAGTCCAAATATTATCAATACTAAAAACTAGGAATGATTCTATCCAATTGATTCCATCCGTTGAATACATTACTGGATTTGTACCACCAATACTCAAAAGAGATACAGCAACAAAAATACCATTTCCATAGCATACTGAATTCCAATTATTATTTTGTGTGGAACTTCTAATGGTCCAATTGATTCCATCAGGAGAAGTCATTACGCGATTACCTGTACCACTAGTACTAGTTGCAACAAATAATCCGTTACCATAACAAACACTTCGCCATTGATTACTTACTACATTTTGTCCAGCCCAATTGATTCCATCAGATGAAATCATTACTCTAAAACTATTTCCAGCATTTGCTACAGCTACAAAAAGACCATTTCCATAACATACCGAAAACCAACTATTATCTACAGGATTCGCTCTACTTGTCCAAATATTACCAGTACTAATAATTTGGTCAGAAAATACCTCCAAAGGCACTCTAGGTGTTGTAGTACCAATGCCAATAGAAGTATTCACAAATACATTCGAAAATGACCCTATGGCACCAGTAATACCAGCAGGTGCTGATACAAGTCCATTCAGATTGGAAGGACCAGATACATTTAAACTTGTAAAATATGCTGCGCCTGTATTTCCACCACCACCAGCAGTGTTTTGCCTAGTACCATCTGGAAATTGTAAATAATTTCCTATACCATTAATAGTTATATTACCATTGAAAGTAGAAGGACCAGATACATTTACATTCGAAAATGACCCTGTGGCACCAGTAATACCAGCAGGTGCTGATACATGTCCAACCATATTTATAGTGTCACTTGATTGGTTTCCTAAAATGGTATTTCCATCTACTTGCAAATTATTATGTATATATACGTTCGAAAATGACCCTGTGGCACCAGTAATACCAGCAGGTGCATATACAACACCATATAAATAAGAGGCTTCGTTTACACTTAAGTTACCCAAAACGTCCAAATCTCCATTAATAATAGTCTTACCATTTATAGTATTACCACTAATATCACTTAAAAAATTAATATAAGACTCTGGTTGTCCAACTTCTCCCGTAACAGATAAATAATTAGATGTATTGTAATTGTTTTTTGTTATATTGTTTCTAGCATTAAATTGAATACCTCCGTATCTTCTAAAAGACATTTATATATAAGATGTAAAAAAATATTTATTTCTCCTTACCTAATCTAACAATATTTATTGTCTTTATCCTCTAGGAACTGGTAATGAAGGTACATCATGGTCTCTTTCTTCCTTCTTGTCTCTTTCCTCCTTCTTGTCTCTTTCCTCCTTCTTGTCTCTTTCCTCCTTCTTGTCTCTTTCCTCCTTCTTGTCTCTTTCTTCCTTCTGTACTATTTTTCTATGTTGATAGAAAGAAGCATCCCTCACGCGTCTTGGACTAGTATCATCAAATTGCAATCGTGGCGCAGGACGAGCATTACTAGATCGAGAATGACTAGGGCGAGCATGATGCGACGGCTCTCTATAAGCACTTATCTTCCAATACCATGGATCATCATACACAATTTTAATATCCTTACCATTTAGCAAACGCTCGCGAGCAATATCCGCATTTCCTCCATTGTTCCAACGCTTGAAGTGGATAAATACGCGATTAAATTTTTCTCCCTTATCTGTTGTCATGTGAGCGAAGTCTATGCGATCAATTACGCCCATATTGAGCTCCGCAAAGATGCTTCGGATACGAGCTTCATGAATATTTGGAAATACGCGAGGAATACAAAGACTGGGAATGTTTGCAGGTAAAGTTCTGAAATCAATTGTTGTGGACATTATACTGGAAACAAGGATGTGTACTTTTTATATTTATTTTAAAAAGATTTCAATTTTTTTAAAATACATTAGACCTACGACCTATCCCCCTCTACGACCTATCCACCCCTTTGTTTTTTCCATGATGTATATCCATTGCTTCTACAAATGTCAAAAGAAGTTCCAAGATGATCAAATGCTATTTGGTAACCTATTCTTTCTGTTTCTGTCATTTCACTTAAATACTGGAAAATCTCTCGTTGGGTCTCAATAGAATAAGATTTTACAACAAAAGGTATCTGTAAACCTAAAGTATTAAATGGAATCTCTTCCGACATGGATAATGAATAAAAAATATATTTATATGATTATAATCAATTTTTTATTATAGTACTTTATTCATTTTCACATAAATAGATAAGTATAGAATTTAAAAAGAAGTAAAATTTTATGTAGAAGGTACAGGCATCTGACCAGGTACAGGGATTTGACCAGGTACAGGGATCTGACCAGGCACAGGGATCTGACCAGGAGTTATATTTGCAAAAGCAGCAGGATTTATATTTGTAAAATTAAATTGTTTTTTCAATTTTTCTGCTACTTTATCTATATCTGGTAAATTTTCTGATATTGCTTTTATTCCAGCCTGAATGGCTCCTGTATATAAGCCTGCCATAGAAAAAGCAAACATACCACCAATAAATCCTGATAATGTTCTTGTAGTTTGATCCCACGTATATTTTATAGGAACATAAATACCATTTCTCCAAATATCTTTAATAGGATAACATAATTCGTTACAATCTCCGCAACAAGTATGATAATTACATTGTCCAGGAATCACTGCATAAGAATCCGTCAGTTCTTTAAAACATAACTCTTTTTCTTTGGATTGAGTTTTATCATCAAAACTTTCACAATATTTTTTTTCTTCTTCCGTTGGCCCATAAGGACATTTATCATCTTTTTCTTGAATTTCTTTTGTATGGCAACTTTCTCTGGTACAACGATTTGGCGGTTTTTCGCATTTTTTTTGTTCTTGTCCACCAATAAGAAAATATCTTTGTTTCTTACTATGTTTCTTAGCATGTTTTCGACTATATTTTCGATTATGTTTCCTACTTTTCTTTTTATATTTTAGTTTTCTAGTATTTTTCATTACTATATTATATGCATTTTTTATTTTTTATTTATTTTGTAATTTCTTAAAATCCGCAAAGGTAACTGCATATTTTTTATTGACTATTTTCTTGTCCACTTTTTTCAAAAAACTAAAATTAGCTAGTTTACCTTCATAGGTATAACGATTCGCTCTCTCTTTTAACAATATTTTCTTATTTTCTTGTTCTTTTGTAATAGGTATGCTATTTTTTGGTGGAATATTTTTACTTGCTCGTCCGGTGTCTTTGTTATAACTTTTAAATTTTGCAAATACACTTTTCTTTTCCTTTCCCTTTTTCTCTTGTTTTTCATCTTGTTCCTTTTTTTCTTCTTTTTCTTTCCATTCTTTTTCAAATTGTATATCTGCTTGTTTTAATTCTTCTTCCATATCCACAAATAATGGACGACAATCAAATTGTTTTACATATTTTCTGGCTACAACTTCCAAATATCTATATGGTATAGTACTATCACTAAAGTATTTAAACGACTCGCGTTTATTATCATAAATCATTAACACATTTCCTTGTGGTGTTGTTTCCATTACATAACAATTTTCAATCTTTTCAACTCGCTTTTGAATAATAAAATCCCGAGCTTTTTCTTTTGCTTCTAATACTCTCTTTTCTTGTTCATTTACATTGTCTAAAATATAAATGATATGTTCCAGTTCATTATTCAATTTCTTTTCTGTAAATAACATATCTTCTCTTGTTCCTTTATACAAACAATATTCTGCATCCAACTCTTCTTCATCCAAGTCTTCTTCATCCAAGTCTTCTTCCAATGTATACTCTTCCTTATCCAAACTATTGATAATTTCATTCATTTTAGCCTGTATTTCTTCTTTTCTAGCATGTAACGTTTGTAAAGAAGTTTTTAAAAATTCATCTTCTTTTTGTTGTAGTAATTCCATTTCTTCATTAGTAAAAATATATTCTTTTTCCATTTTTCTAATATGATTTAAAAATTTTTCTTCATACTTCGGCTCATTTATTTTTTCTATTTGTTCAACAATTTGTTCTTCAAAAGGTTGCTCTTTTTCAAAAAATTGTAACAAATGTTTATAAAATAAAAACAACATGCATAAAGTAAAAAAAACAATGGTTTCGTCCATAATTTATATAATTCTTTACATAACTTTAAATCATTTCTTATGTTCTTATATTTTGAAACAATCCCCTTACTTCATTTGACAAATCAGGCAGCTGAATGAGTTCATAATTCTTTTCCTCTGCATCTGGATGTAAACGAACAAGATACAATTCTGTAACTTTCTTACCATATTTTTCCTCCAAAATCACCTTGTATGTATTCAATTGCATCGCATAATGCCAAAAATTCGAATCTGGCAAATGGCAAATTTGTTGAGGAATAGCAAATTTATTCCAATTATTCACACGCGTAATATTTTTTGCCCTTTTCCAGTCATAAATAGACAATGTGCCATCAGGATTTTCATACACCATATCAATAGAACCGGAAATCTTTACATCTTCATGATAAATGGTCCACTCGGTTCTATATGGCTTCAAGTGCGGAAAATCCTTTACAAAATTGATAAAATATTGCCATTCAAGAGGTTTTGTGTCATGATTATGTTTATGTTCGCTCATGTATAAATTGTATAAGTGTTCATGAGTATAATTATTCGGTAGTAGCTTTTCATTCATAAAACACTCTATTTCAAAATGCATATCCGTACCAGCACTGGCAACTCCGGTTTTATTTGTATCCCAAAGAGCCTTAATTTCATCCTTATTGAGGCCCCAATATTTATGACCTTCTTTCCAGCCTTTACCTTTCATCATAGAGTCAATTATAGCATCCGCATCAAATTCTGGAAAATGCTTATGATTCCAAGTAGTAACAGATGTGTATTTTACATTTGGTTCAAAATCAATCACATATTTATGTCCTTCTTCAAAGAATTGAATATGTATGTCCCTTTTGTGCGAATTTTTAACACTCAATACAGGTTGAAGAGTTGGTTTCATAATAAATAATATTGTACAATCTATTTATTATGATTTAAGAATATCAATTTTTTTAAGTAGGAGATTTTAATACCCTTTACAATATTGTTGAATAATTTCTTTTTTATGTTCAAAAAAGAATTCACATAATTTCATAATATTTTTAAACTCGGAATCTAATAATAGTTTAGAAACGATTTCATAATCTTTATTACTAGAAAAATCGGCAGTCTCTTTAAAAAACGAAATTAAAAAATCACGAAATTTCTGATGAATCACTTCTTCTTCCACATAACTAAAATGTTGAAAACATCCATATTCATCTAGATTACTTTCCACCCATACTTTATCAATACTTGACATTTTTTTCTCATAACCATCTACATTCACCATAATAGTAGTGGTTTCTACTTCTACTAATTTATGAAAATATATTGGGGATGTATTACATTGCGCCAAAAAAGGTAATCCAAATGTCTGAAACAATAAATATGCATAACGCAATATACTATCATTTGAACCATCTATATTCGCAAGATTCATTCGAATATCTCGTAACAATGGATAACACGTTTGACAACATTTTGCAATTTTTGTACCTTCATCAGTCTTCTTTTCTTTTACCTTAATTGTCTCTTTTGACTGCAAAATGCATTCAATACACCATTCTAAAAAAGCATTTTTATCACTTAAATGATCAATACCATTTATTTTTTTATAAATATAGCTCGGCTCTACAAAAACATTTGTAGGCTTACCATTTACAATATCACAAAAGACTTTATTTGCTTCAAATTTATAATATTTATCAATGACATCTAATTTTTCAACAACCATTTTATGTAAATTTTCCTGTGTAAGTTCATTACCATATTCATGCAAAATAATATCTTTAATTTCGTTATTGTGTAACCAATCTTTTGGCACACACGTTTTATAAATAGAAAAATATTGTAATTCTTTTTGGTAAGCCTGGCGATTTTCATAATGTTTTTGTGTTTGCAAATGTGACTTGTGATGAGAAATTTGATCTGGCTTTGTATTGCAAATCGCGCAAAAATAACGGGTATTCATGTAATATAACATATAACTTTTTATTTAAGTTATTATTTGAAATATGTTTTGTAAAAGTATATATATGGGCTATAATATCGAAGTTTCCTTCCATGTTATGAAAACATGTAATACAAATGATTTGCTACAAAATGTAAAAGTATATGCTGAAGAATGTGGTTGTGAATATATTTACGAAGATTTTGAATTTGAAAATAAAACTCAGTTTCAAAGGAGGCACTGCATTATTACTGCTATTTTTTCGCCTTTACATATAATTGAGTTTATCAAATTTTTAAAATTCATCAAGAGCAAATCAGAATTAAATTTAGAATCTATTTATAACGATGATAACAACTTGTTATTATATGCCTCTAACTATTATATAACTCAAAAAATGGACAAATATTTAGCCAAGGAATTCAAAACAGAAAAACGTAAAAGAAGTTATTCGGAAGACGAAACATTGATCTTAAATACTATCAAAAAATAAAATTGTATTACTTACTTTGGCGACTACTTCGACGGCTACTTGTAGAACTCTTTGCCCGTCTAAATACCCTATGTGTTTTATGTGTCCTTTTGCGCCTTTTTTTATTTGATGAAAAATTGTCTTCTGTAGTGGGATTTAATGTAACGGGTATAATAAATTCCTCATCAGAAGCCGGACTAGAGAGAAATGGAGAAGAAGAAGACGAAGGGCTCATCCATTCTAGCATGGGACTTGAAGAAGACGAAGAAAAAGAATCATTCATATAAGGTGCGGATCTTATAGGTAATTCAATACGATATAATGAAGGATCATGTCTAAAGAGTGGCTGTTTAAAATCGGATTGTAAACGTTGATGAAGTGGCATACAAACATTCTCTATATTCAACATACTAGCTAAATCATCATTATCTAATGTTAAATGATAATTGTGTTTTTTGCCATTGGAATTGGTTTTAATCATTATTTCAGCTTTATTACCATCATAATCAGCACCCCAATCCATTTGTTCAAAATTACTTTCATTTCCACACCTACCAAGCATGGTTTGCGTGGAGCCAACATTTTTAATATAAATTCTATTAGACATATTTATATTAAAAACATATTATTTTTTTAGTAAAATAAATAGTAAAAATATATTGATGTATACATATGGAATTACATTTTTCAGAAGTAGACAATACAAATCAAAATCCTTATAGTCATCCTGAAAAATACTGGGAAACACCTGTAGCGCCCAAAAAAAAGAAAGTCAGTTTTGATGATATATTGACAAATATGAATATTGTTGTAAACAAAAGCGGTGTATTACAATTCATGCAGCCCTTACCACCTTTGCAAGAGGAAATGTATCAACAACAATATCAAAATCAAAATGAAAATCAAACGCCTTATCAAGAGCAACCTTATCAAGAATATGTAGCCCAACAAATGGCCAAAAAACAACAAGCTCCACTAGACCCTTTAGTTAAAAATAGTTTTATTTTTAATAAATATTTTAAAGATTATAAAGAAGCAGTTTCCCCTCCTGAAATTCGCGTCCCCAAAACCATCGAAGAATATAAAAAAATGTTACATGATGATAAAATAGCAAGACTCGAGCAACAAAAAAGAATTGCCGAAATAAAATCGACAAAATTAATGTTTACAACCAATGACTCTTCTTCTATTCAAAGACAAGCACCAATTCGCGCTACCAAAAACAATTTAAGAAGCATGTCATTTCACTGAACATAAAATCTTTCTACTAAATTCTCATTTTTTACGCAAACATTATCAATGTTTGCTCTACATAATGGACATGTTAAAGAATAATGATGATTTTTCTCTTGAGTATCCAAATGCATTCTAGTACATTCAATGCAAAAGGTATGGTTACAGCTAAGATGACAAATTTGTGAATCGTATTTATCTTCAAAACATATAGAGCAATTAAGTTGTTCTGGATTATCACATTTACGCCACTGATCCACAACAACAGCAACATAAGTATTTAAAACACCAGGAATAAAATCATACACTGCTGGATCAAGTGTATTTGTAGGATCACCATTATAATCCAGAAACCAAGTAACAGATGAAGGAGATGCGCTTTCAGAAGACATTTGAATTACTAATTGTACTTTCTATTTATACAATAGAAAAGCATTCAATTTTTTTATTGTGTTCTTTAAATTGTTATAATATATATTTTAAAACAAACTTAAAGACTTTTATCAATACATACTTCTTTGGCGACTTTTTTGATAATTTTTTCTTCTTTTTCATAATCGTTATCGCCTTTTCCGCCCATAGCTTCTATGACAATTTTATTAAATTGATCCGCATATTTGGAAGAACATTTTTTCCACTCTGGATATAATTCTTGAAATTTTGTAATCAATTGTATATTCTTATTAGAGACTTTTTTGATCATTTTATGCATTTTGATACGTTTTTCATCTTCTTTTTCCCAAATATCTTGATCTTTTATATACATAGTTTCTCGTTTTTTATCTGTACAATGAATGGGTCTAGCAGTAACATCCATTGCATTTAAATTCTTTATAATAATATTGGAAATTCCTTCAATATATCCTACTTCTCCAATATTTTCAAGATCCGAAATTTGTAATTGGAGAGAATCCACAAAATCAGTAAGATTCATTGCATCTTTACACGTTTCATTTAAAAAGAATTGCAAATTGAAAGATTTATTGTTTGAATTTGTATTGTTACTATTGGTTATATTTGTATTATTAGTACCATTTTTACATAACTCTATAATAGATTCTTGTATTCCATTTTGACCTTTCAATAATTCAGTAATAAGTTGAATCAGTTCAGGTGTAAATTCAGGGACTAACATGTTTGGCTCACACTTTTTTTTATGCCGCCATAATCCTGATTTGTCATTATACATTTTTCCGCAGGAACATGCAATGGGGTTTTTTGGGGTAAAAATGGGTAAAATAGGTTGCGAAAGGTTGACTAAATGTTTTGTCGTCTTAATATGTCTACTATAGTCTTTTTTATTACACGTAACAAAGTCACAAGATTCGCATAAAAATTTTGGGGGTTTTTTTGGGGTAAAAAAGTTGCTAAAAGTTGCCATATATTGATAAATGTACAATATTTTTAAACCTTTTATAAAAATAAATTTTTAAAATTATGCTCACATTCTGAAAATTATTTTTTCGGCTCTGAGACCATAAAATTCAATTATGGTCACAGACCATGCATTTTTGAGCAAAGTATTTGGGGTTTTTGATTTTTGGACATTTTTTTTGTCCATTTTTGAAATTCCCAAAATACTTTGCCCAAAAATATTTGGAAAAAAGAATAAATTGGGAAAACAACTTAAAGAACATTCGGTTGCCGATAAATATATATTTTTAAACAACTTAAAGAGCATTCGGTTGCCGATAAATATATATTTTCTGAAAAACAACTTAAAGACATATATAGAATCCATATGTTAGGCATAAAATCCTAACTTCCGACCTTAGCTCAGTTGGTAGAGCATTTGACTGTAGAGTATATCATTACTTTGATCGTAGGAATCAGAGTGTCGCTGGTTCGATTCCGGCAGGTCGGAATTAGATTGTATTTCATAAGTACAAAATATTGAATTACTTATGAAACTTTTTTTTCATCACATATAACATCAAAATCCATCAAAGAATTAGAAGAATCAGAGCGCCGTTCTTGCATTTCATTATTGAATATATCGTCCAACGTAAGAATCATATTATCTAAACTTTGTCCTTTACCACCTATGGTTACAATATTTCCAATTTTTTGTTTGTTTTCATTCAAAACTTCCTTTAATTCTTGATATATTTCTCCATTTTCCATTTTTTCATAGATTTTATCTGTAATTTGTTTATTGTTTTTAAATAATTTGTATAATTTTTTCTTTTCTTCTTCTCTCTTTTTCATGTATTCTTCTTTCTTTTTTTCTTCAATTTCAGCATTCTCTTTGAGTTCTTTATCGATTTTATCTTGAATGCCATAAGGATCCATCACTTGTTCAATAAATGTGCTTAAAGCCCTAGGATCATCTATTTGCTGTTTGACAACACAATTACAACAAAATAGGCGACTAATTTTATAAGTAAATGTTTTCATAATTTCAGCATTTTCCATTTCTTTTACAAACATTTCATCGATAATAGAAAAGGCGGATTTGAGAACTAGTAAATTATTAATGTGGCGATCTTTTTCTTTTAATAAGCGACCAATTTCATCTTCCAAATTTTTAATAATATGCGGTTTTTTAACTTTGTTTTTTTTGGACTTTAGCACGGCAATCAAATAATTTTTTTGATTTTTTATTTCTTTCAATGCATTTATTTTGCGTTTTCGAATGTCTTCAATCTTTTTAATAATTAAAAAAACATTGCTATTATAAATGATTGGATACATGGTGCGAATATCTTTTGGAATAATAAATTGATTGGTTTCTTTGATTTCATTGATTTTTTTTTCAATATCTATTAATTTATCTTGTATTATTTTCTTCTCAGTGCGAAACAATAATGTTGTACCGGACAAAAATTCCACAGATGTTTGCAATTTATCATATTGATGAGCAGATATTTTATGTGCTTCTGATGTGGCGTCTAATTTTAAATAATTTACAATGGCCAGCAAAAAAGCAATAATACCATTTACACCAGCAATGGAATAAGCACCCCAATAATAATCCTTCACTATGGCCGACAATGCGGTAGCCGCCGTAGAGAGAAAAATAGAAGGCATCATCAATAAATTGAGGCGACTTTCACAAAAAGCTTTTGATTCCATGTAAATCAATTTTTGCCCTCTTAAATACGTCGCCAAAATATCCAGCGCACTCGAATGATATTCATGTTCTGGAAAATAATCTTCATTGATTTCTTTTTCTGTTTCTTTATAAGTTTGCTTTTTATAACGAATTCCAAACAATAGATTACCAGATGCGTCTCTGAGAATATTACCAGATGCATCTCTAAGAATATTACCAGAGGCATCGTGCGCATAATTGCCAGAAGGATCTGTATGAACACTATCTGCTGTATCATCGTCTTCATCATAATTATGAGTAAAATTTTGGGATTGAATGGATGGGAAAGATAGAGCAGATGGTTTTTTTAGAGGCATGTTTTTGTTTAGAAGTGAAGGGATTTGTTTTAGTTTTGTTTTATTATTCGATGACATATAATATTATAATAAAAAAATTATTATTATAATATATAGAATGGCAAAAACCAGAAAAAATGTTACTCGAGGTTGGAAAAGAGAGAAACCTGGATATCATGAAAGAATAATGATGCTTAAAAAATGCGGTAGAAAATGTTTTTTAGGTCCTGGAAAGACGTTTCCCATTTGCAAGAAAAATACTTGTAAAATTTCCAAAAAAGGTGTTTACTCAGCATATATACGCGCAAGACAATATCATCATAAAAGTATTTCAAAAAAAGCAAAGAATCTTTTGAAAAAATTATAAATAAAACAAAAAAATTGATTACTAATTATTATTAGTAATAAATTGCATAATAATCTGTTTTTACTATAATGGACACTATTAGTTATCACAATGAAATAAAAAATCATGTATTAAGGGATGAAAATGATGAATGGGGATTTTACATAGATCTTGAGGAGGAACTATCAATTCCGCATTCAGAATCAAAAAAACTTGTTGACAAAAAATACGATGACCATTACGACTACAATGAATATTATCAATACAAAGTCACCAATATGCTAATTAAAGTTAGCTCGACGACTTTGATAACCATTGGTCTTACTTATTTAGTATTTTGCTTATTATAAACCATATATCTCTCAAAATTATTGAGTCCGCAAATGGTATTACCAAACAAATTACCACTGGGATCTATATTATAAGTTAAATAAGGAACATCACTTGTAGACAAAGGAATCGGTGCTGTATTGTTCGGAAATTTATACATCACTGGAACATCAGTTAAATCCAATTTTGTAATTAAATTAATACTCAAATTGGCCTTGTTAATTAGATTTTTACATGGATAAAGACTTAATTTATTAGAACGTTGAAATAATAACAAATTACTGGAATCACCTACTTTTACACTTGGTATACAATTATTTGCAACACAATAACTAGCTCTAGCTTTTTTATTATAAATATATTGACCAGCATCTAATGGTTCTATAATGTCACCAAATGTTTTTTTTCCTGTAAAAAATGAATGTGCCATATAAAATATACATTTATTATTTATTTTTTATACTAATTGTAAAAAAATGAATGAAAATAACTACAATTATTTATGTTACATTAGATAAGTAATATGTTGAACACACTTCGCAAACTTATGTGTATCCCTGTTGTAAAAAATTATAAATCAGATCTGGGAGATGGCACAGATATTACTTTGCACGATACGCATGAGTTTACTTTTCCTGTGGAAGGGGGTAGAGTGATTAAAGTGTATGATGGCGATACCATTACGATTGCAACCAAATTACCATTCACTAAAAAATCAGATATAATATATCGATTCCCTGTTCGATTAATTGGGATTGATACACCAGAAATGAAAGGAAAGGATGTCAGCGAAGAAGAAAAAACTGCTGCTAAATCAGCTCAACAATTTGTCTCTAATTTAGTATTAAATAAATATGTCACATTAAAAAATGTACAAAATGAAAAATATGGGCGAATATTGGCAGATGTTTATATAGGAGATATTCATTTGAATGATCTTTTACTAAAAGAGGGATATGCATTACCATATGATGGCACCACAAAGCAAAAACCAGTATCATGGTTAAAGTATAAAATAACACGTGAAATGGTGTAATTCTAATATATGAATGATTATAGATCGTAACTGGTAACAAGAGTTAGACAAAAACTGAAATCCATATAGTTTAAATCGACGACTCTCCCATATTCATCCAATAATTGGATGTTTAATATTTTTAAATCTACAGGACCAAAATATTCACGAGGTGTTGTAATTAGTGATAAATTGTTTTGTTCTAATACGTCAAATGTATTTGAATGTAAAGATATACGTGCTAATATATTTTTATTCAACAGAGAAGAATTAAATGCACCATAAAAATTATTATTCACATTGTTTTTGTAATCATCGATTACTAAGAACAAATATTTTGGACCATTAATATCTACAACACCTTCAGATACATAATTTAAATTATTTACATAGATTCCATTTCTAAATCCTAATATCCAACCAAATTTTAATGGTAAAGGTGTCCCTCTATCATCTACACCATTTTTATCTGCTTGAAAATCTAATGTTATACTAGTATTACCACTGAGATCGGTGAATCCGACCATTGTTTCAGCAGTCCCTGTAACACCAGTTGTTAAATTTATTTTAAATAAAACTTGATTATAAGGTGCAGGTAAATATGATAACTGGTTATTAATAGCATTCATTATTGTATTTTGGTCATAATTACCACTAGGAATATTAATTACTTTATTGCCCAAATCATTCACATTTATAGTAAAAAAATTATTACCATATTGTTTAGAAATACAATAATAAGTTGTAGGTAATTCAATAGCTGCTAATTGCATTTGTAAAACATTGTTTATATTCATAGGTAAATTTATATTATAATTTGTTGATGAACTTGTAAAATAATTATCTCTAAATCTACTATCAATATTTAAATTTTTTTTGATAGTTCTTTTTTTGATTGGATTGATAATACCAGGAAAAAATTCACTTGGATAAGAAGATAAATATGGTTTTTCTGGTCTTACTTGAACCATATGTTCCTCAGTATCTTCTAATGTTGACGTTTTTAATTCATAACTAGAATTGTAAAAATCTTCTATTTTTTTTTGTAATGAAGTTTTACTATTTGTTTGATTATTATTTAAAATAATATTTTTTGCTTTTATGATAAATTTTAATGTTTCTTCTTTTGTTTCTTTGTTAATCTCTTTATTTTTTAAAATGCTATCCTTTAAACGCCCTTCTTTCATTTCAACAAAATTTTCATCAAATTGACTAGGTAAATCAAATATTTCTATTAATTCATCTCTAGTATAATTATCAATATTTAAATTAAAGCTCATATATTATATAAAAGTAAATTTATTTAAGATATATTTTTTATATTTAATATATAAATGTCTTATTACTCAAATTATATTCAATATTTAGGATCACAACGTTGTTGCAATTTAAAAACACAAGGACCACAAGGTGTACAAGGCCCTACAGGACCAGCATCTATCAGTCCTATTGGTTATACGGGTCCTACAGGAAGTAAAACATTTATTATCGATCATCCTCTAGATCAAAATAAATATTTGGTACATGGCTGTTTAGAAGGTCCAGAAGCAGGAGTTTATTATAGAGGCAAAGGCGAAATTACAAATGATACATATACTACCATTACACTTCCTGATTATGTTGAAAAAATAGCATATGATTTTACCATTCAAGTGACGCCTATTTATTCAGGTAAAATAAATCAACAAATACATGTTACCGAAATTCAAAACAATACTTTTGAAGTATATGGAGAAAACTGCATGTTTTTTTGGCTAGTACAAGGAAAAAGAGTAAACATTGAAGTGGAACCCTTAAAATCAGAAACAGAAGTAAAAGGTGATGGTCCTTATACATGGATGTAAAATATTTTTATATAAAATATTAAATTAATATTATATATAATATGTCTGAGAAAGATACAAATACAATTTATTCAGCCACTGCTGAAGCGGAAGCGGAAGCTGAAATTACATATACAGGGACATATGCAAGTGCAACTGCAACAGCATCTGCCAATTCAACCATTAGCTTTGTAGATGCTTATCAACAAGCATATGAATTGGCACAAATTTATGCGCAAAACACAGCCCAATATGACGCAAATTTAATAAATCAAACATTGGAATTAGCTGATGAATATATAATTCATCCAGGCCCAACAGGTCCTAGTGGCCCAACAGGTTATGCGGATAAATTTAGTTCTTCAACAATATATCCTACTGCTATAAACCCTGTACAAGGAAGGGAATCATCATTAATCATTGGAACAAATTTAGCTTATATAACGGGTAATTCAGTCATTGTAATCGATTCTACAAATCCAAATAATCAGTTTGAAGGATATGTTTCTTCTTATAATAAAACCACTGGAAACATTGTATTAACCAATGTTCAGAATATTTTAGGTGTATTTGGTGTAAATGCGGTGTATTACAATATTAATTTAGATGGTGTAAATGGTCCTACTGGATCATTGGGACCGACTGGAGCAAGTAGTTCGGTGACCGGTCCTACTGGTAATATAGGTCCTACAGGTTTATTAGGTTTTACAGGCATGACAGGTCCAACAGGTTTAGCAGGTTCTGGAGATGTATTTATTTCTCAAACGACGACTGCGGTAATTATTACACCAACTTTAGGAGGAAATGTTACCATAATAATAGGACAAAATTTATCTTACATAACAGGAAATTCTGTTGTTGTTGTTAGTTCGGTAAACCCAAATAATCGTTTTGAAGGAGTTGTTGCAACATACAATAGTTCTTCTGGTCTCATGATAATAACAAATATACAAAACATTTCAGGTACATTTGTATTACCAGTTATTTATAATATAAATTTAGATGGTATTGATGGACCTACTGGTGCTATAGGTCCTACTGGAAATACTGGTCCTACAGGTTTACAAGGTTCTATTGGTTACACTGGTCCTACAGGTTTACAAGGAGCTACTGGTTTACAAGGTTTTACTGGTGTAACAGGTTCTACTGGAACAACAGGACCTACTGGTGTAATAGGTCCTACTGGTCTTACAGGTCCTACAGGGTTACAAGGAGATATATTTAATTCTCAAACAACGAGTGCAGTAATTGTTACGCCAATTTTAGGTGGAAATATTACCATAACAATAGGACAAAAATTAGCTTATATAACAGGAAATTCTGTTCTAGTTGTTAGTTCAGTAAATGCAAATAATCGTTTTGAAGGAGTTGTTGCAACATACAATAGTTCGAATGGAAATATGTTGATAACAAATATACAAAACATTTTAGGTACATTTGCATCACCAGTTATTTATAATATAAACTTAGATGGCATTGATGGACCTACAGGTCCTACA